CATCTAACGACGCGCGACAGACTGTATACACTCTTATTAAACGTTACGCAGCCAAATCTCGCGTTTGCCGAGCACCTAAGGCACGCCTCATGACCTCCCAGTTACTTCGTGGTCTTTCTAAAGCCCTATACGGCAATGATCATTCCGTTGGTAAATTAGAGAAAGACCTCGCATGTACACCTGATGAGCTTCGTCATTGTTATCGCGAATACATCATCGCTCTTGATGACAAAATGCGTAGTAGTCATGGCATTAAGATTGCCAATGAAATTGATCAGGAAATGAATTTTTACGATGAAATTCTTAATTTCATACAGAAAAACCAAGGCAAATTTTCACCGAAAGATGAATGCAAAGACACCGACAAAGCAGGCCAAGGAGTGGCAGCTATGTCAAAACGCATAAATCTTATGTTATGCGCTTACGCACGGCTGATGAACCATAAGATCACACACATTGCCAATCTCGCAGGCCGTAAAGTCCACTTTGCCACATTCGGATCCGATCAAGACCTCTCAGACCAACTACGAGCTTTCGCCTCCATGGAATCCGCACGCGGAAAGAAGCATGTTGCCAACGACTATTCGGAGTGGGATATACATTTCATTATGTGTTTCGCCATGTTAACTCACATTTTACTCGGTTACATGGGTTGTCCTGAGTGGCTTAACGAATACTTCTTCACCTACCGATTGCATTGGAAAATGTTTCATGTGACCTCTAAGACGAAAAACACTAGTTTACAAGGTCAACAGAAACAATTTTCTGGTAACCCATTTACCCTGATTGAAAATAGCATCGGCAACTGTGCTTTGACCAACTTCTTGTACGACTTTATCAAACTGGCTTATGCGGTTTACAAAGGCGACGATAGCGACCAATGTTGTGAAGATGCTGTCATGACTCCTGAAGGTGCCGCTTTCTTACAAATCAGCAAACACAAACTCAAATTAACTAAATCTGACGTTGGTGAATTTGCGTCTTTCATCATGGTTGACCAATACGTCGGTCCTGATCTATACCGGAGAGCCGCA